CCGTTGTTTATTTTATCTGACAACAGAGGTTTACACAATTTCCGATACGCTCTCTACTATCCCGCAATGAGAATGATTTTCGTGTTTTTATTGACGAAGCGCTGTCCTCGTCATCAGAATTGGTCATTCAGCATTCAGTCTATTCCGCTGAAAATATAAGTATTACTCAAGACCACGTAAATAAATTTTTAAAGCAGCTGCTCCCTTCAATCATTTCGCGTCTGGTGGTCTTTGAATTCTCCAAAGATGCTATGGAAGACCTAATAACAGAAGAAGCCGCTTTGGGAAGGACATTCGCTTTCTGTAATAGTATTTTCTTCCCCGCTCTTGTGTTAGGAGACAACTTCGGTTTGTCAGCATATGAACGGGATTCAGAGGCCACATGTGAGTCTGAGTATACTCTGATTCGCTCCGTCCCAGTTATTTTCGAGCCATTTAGTATCAGTTCAGCAGATGAAGAAGATGACAAAAATAAACCAATATCTATCCATTTCGGGCCAATGCCTGATTTCGATTGGGATAACGTATCCCATCAACAAATGAAAGTCATTTCTATCATCAACTTGTCATTGTGGGAAGAGGCGAAATGGCTAGGCATCGGCGTGATTGCTCCTCCAATTTTCGGATGCCCTCCTATGTTTGGTCTGGCTTTCGTTAATTTTGTTGCAGGTGAGAAAATACTCAAAGACTGGATATCTCGAATTGGATACTATGATAAAGATGATTTAATACAAATCGGCATCATTAAGGGTATAGACAAGAAAAACCCGTATCATTACAGGGTTATTATCACTTCGAAAATTAACCCTTCAACAAATTCTTCAGGAGCAAATCTATTTCAAATTCTAAGTCGTCTCCACACAATGCAAGCACAGAACTCAAATACCCTATCTTTACTTGAAACCGCTATCGGTATGAATTCATTCTTCGATCTGCTACAAGTTACCGCTGAGATTGATGGCCCAATCCCGCATCCTGAAACAGCGATAAAAAAGAATATCAGCAGTATTACAATTCGTAATGCATGGGAAGTTGAGCCTGATAGCTTTTTACTGACAGGCATCTTGCCAACAGATGATCCAATACTTCCACCCGGTTCGGAAGAGGCCCCTATCACAAAAGCGCTCGAATTTTCTAGATTAAGAACTAATATGCGAAAGATCGGTCGAAACGAACCTTGCCCTTGTGGTAGTGGGAAAAAATACAAGCATTGCTGTTTGAATAATTAGAATCGATCTTCCATATAGAAGTAAGTTGAATTACTCAGGTGCAAATAGGTGAAGTTTGTTTATATATACTAATATAGCATTTCACATTCCTGCACGAGTTGTAATTTCCAGCCTACCGTCTAGTCGAACAAGTATTGTATTCACTGTAACATTCCACAATTCTTCATCGAACTCCACAATCGGGCCGGTCGCCTTCAACATTTTGTAAAACACATCCAGCTCGCGCTTCCTTGCCTTCCGTTGCTCACGTTGCTCTCCAATCTCAGCAACCTGCGCCTCGAGCGCCCGGCTTTGAGCCAAAAGCCCCGCGTATTGACCATCGTATTCGATTTGTTCAATCAACGCTCGCGCATAATCACCCACCAATTTGCGCATCGATTCGGATACCGCTTCCAGTTTCTTCGCCGCAGAGACTTCCTTTTCTTCAAGCTCACGCGTATCGGTCAGCGTCGCATTCAACGTTCTTATGTCAGCCAGCACCTGATCCTTATTCGCAATAACCCGATTCATTTCTTCAACAAACGCCGCCTTGATCTGATCTTCGGTCACGTGCGGCGTTTTGCATGGTTCACCATTGTCGTATTTGTGCTGGCAGCGCCAGATTACAGTTCTGTACTTATCATTGCTATGCCACACCTTCCTGCCGTAGTAGCTGCCGCACTCTCCGCAGATGATTTTGCTGGAAAAACAGCCGCATCTACCAACGTACCGAGCCTCACGACGGCGTTTGAGCTCCTGCTGAACTTCATCAAACAACTCCGGCGAAACGATCGCCGGGTGACTCTGCTCCACGTAGTATTGGGGCAGTTCCCCTTCGTTTCGCTTCATCTTCTTGGTCAGAAAGTCTACGCAGAAGGTCTTCTGCAAAAGCGCATCTCCCTTGTACTTCTCGTTTTTTAGAATGCTTTCCACTGTGCTGGTCTGCCAGCGCTGTTTCCCTGCAGGGGAGAGAATGCTCATGGCTTCTAGCCGCTTGGCGATACCAGATGGCATAAGGCCTCCCAGAAAAAGCGAGTAGATCAACCGGACGGTTTTCGCTTGCTCTTCGACTATCTGCGGCAACCCATCAAGGCCTTTTTCATATCCAAGGAACTGTTTGTAAGGTAGGTATACCTTGCCCTCTTCACACTTCGCGCGTTTGCCCCAAGCGACGTTCTCACTTATCGATCGGCTCTCCTCCTGTGCCAGAGAGCTCATAATCGTGATCAACAGCTCTCCTTTGGAGTCCATGGTGTAGATGTTCTCTTTCTCGAAGTATACCTCTACGCCCTTCTCCTTGAGCTGGCGAACCGAAGTCAAAGTATCGACCGTGTTCCTAGCGAAGCGGGAAATGCTCTTCGTAATGATCAAATCAATCTTCCCTGCAAGTGCATCCGCGATCATTCGGTTGAATCCGTCACGTCTCTTCGTGTTCGTTCCGCTGATGCCCTCATCCGTATAGACCTCAACCATCGTCCAATCCGGGTTTGCGGTGATTTGCCGGGTATAGTAATCTACCTGCGCTTCAAAGCTTGTAAACTGCTCATCGCTATCGGTCGAAACCCGCGCATATGCAGCAACGCGTCGTTTCGAAAGTGGTCGAAGATAGTTCTCTCCTTGCGCGACCGATGTTCGCTCAATTTTCGTTACCCGTTTCTGGATTGCTTCCATAAGTAAGTGACTCCTTTATTGCCAGTGATCTATCTTTTGCTGCCTGTTTCATTTCGTCCGTCCAGCTTTCCGCGCGGGAACGGTCTTTCCATTGATACTCGTATCGGCGCCCATCAGCGAACACAAAAAGAAGTATGTTCGGCGCAGGAACCTCTATATGATCGATTCGCTTTGATAAGGGGGTCTCATCAAAATGCTCCGTCCCAAGCGCCTCTGCGACAGCACACAGCAATATCTCTTCCGGGATTTGCTTCGCTGGACAGGCGCTTTTGCCGTGCTCTAAGTAGGTAGCGCATTGCCAGCTTATCTTTCCCTTTGTCGTTTTTCGCTGAAATTTCTTACCGCAAATGCCGCAGACGATTTTGCCGGTGAAGGGATGCCGCGCGTTGACAGGCTTTCCGGGTTTGTTGTTCTCACTCGCGCGCGCCAGCAGCTCCTGCGCTTTTTTGAATGTATCCATATCGATAATCGCTTCATGTGATTGCTCCACATAGAAGGTCGGTAGTTTGCCCCTGTGCCGTTTCTTGTTCTTATTCAAGTAGTCCGAAATGTAGGTTTTTTGCAGTAACGCGTTCCCGGTATATTTCTCGTTTGCCAGAATCTCCCTTACATGTTTGGGTGTCCATGCGACATGGGTCAGCGTCGTTTCTTCTCTCGCATTGAGATTTCGCGCAATTGAAACACTCGATTCTCCGGAAATGTAAAGGCCGAAAATCTCGCGTACAATCTCAGCCTGCCTTGTTTCGATCTGAATCTCTTTCCCGCGTATGATATAGCCATACATGGCGCGCAATCCGACGATCTCGCCCTGCTCCATCTTCTTCCGAATCCGCCACTTGCAGTTCTCCGAAACCGAGCGACTCTCTTCCTGCGCAAAAGAAGAGAGGATGGTAAGCATCAGCTCGCCATCCCCTGAACCGCTGTGAATGTTCTCCCGTTCAAAGAACACATCCACACCTTTTTGCTTCAACTCTCTCAGAACGTTCAGCGTATCGACCGTGTTTCGAGAGAATCGGCTGAGCGATTTTGTGATCACCATGTCGATCAGACCGGCATTGCAATCCGTGATCAGTCGTTTGAATTCAGGACGATCGCTTTTTGTGCCGGTGATGCCTTCGTCGGCATAGACCCCGATATACTGCCATTCGGGATTGCGTTGGATATGGGATCTGTAATAACCAATCTGCGCAGCCAGAGATTCGATCATGGATTCTTTTTCGATCGACACCCTTGCATATGCCGCAACACGTTTTCTGGGCTGGATTGCAGGAATCGTCGGTTTTCTTGTGTGAATGATCCTTGCCATATGCCCCTCCTGTCGTGTCGCATATTACCTCTGTTTTCAAGGTTTATCAACGATTGATTGACACATCAGGCCAGCAAATACAGGGTTGTGTTTCTCAATCATTTTTCTGTCGAACGCATCGTATTCGTCTTTGGAGATCAAACCTCTCGCCAACATTTTTCTAGCTACCGCCATCACCGTCCGATAGCGCATCTCGCGCTCAAATTGCTCTTTGGTCATCCGTAACCTTCTTCACAAAGCGATCCCGAATGTAGCAGGCGTGGCTGCAATACTTTCTATGGTTTCGGGTATAATCCTCAAACATGCGTCCGCAGGATGCGCACTGGATCTGAACCGCCGTCTTTTTCGTGCCGAAAGCCCTGTGTGTCTTCCACCAGTCTCGGCGACAGGCAGTTGAACAGAAGTTTCGATGCTTCTGCCCTACTGCCGGTAATATCCCTGTACCGCAATTCTGGCAACGCTCCTGATCGTAAGGCGCTTTGAGCTCTGTTTCAGGCTGAAAAGCATATCGCTGACAAATGGATTTCACCGTGTTCCGCGATAAATGCAGGATCTCCCCGATTTGTGTGTAGCTATGTCCCGCGGATCTGAGCCGCCTGATATCTACCTTGTTTATTTCAGTCATTTTCGCCTCCTGATATGAGAAAAGGAGCGCCCCGAAAGACGCTCCACGTGTCGTTATGCCGTTTTTACTTCATACTGCCGATCAAATGTTCCGCAGTCCCTGTGATTAGCGCGGAGATGTCTACCTGTGCGGCGGTCAGAACCTCCAGTGCGGAAGTGGATAGTTTTGCGGTGGTCTTCTCATAGAGCAGTTGGCCAAGTTGCGCGATCTCTTCGTTGGTCAGCTTACGGTCCTTATGCGCAGCCTTCATGCCGTCGACGACCGTCTGTTTCAACTCACCAACCGTGATCTGCGCGAGCTTGATCAGCTCCTGCTGGGCATGGTTCACGGTATCGAGCTGGGTTGCTTTGCCGAGCTTCGTCGTCAGCCATGCGCCGAATACACCGATTAGTGCAATAAAAAATGCCGCAGCTATATTCACGGCGTTTTCGATCAGGATATCGGCAACAGCGGCTTCAGAATTACCTCCGGTGTCAGCCAGCGCGACGACGGGCAGGGCGAGCAGTAAGAGCGTGATCAGTACGAGAATCAGTTGCTTTTTCATGATGTTGTTCCTCCTCATTTTAGATAGATGTTGCCTGCTCCGATGCAAGCTCATGGACAAAATCGTCATATTCCTCTTGCGCGGTCTTCGCTTTATCACGTGCGGTCTTCATTTCTCCGTTGGATTCGCCACGCTCTACGGCAAAACAAGTCGCTAAAGAAAGCGATAAGCTCGCATCCTGCATCTTCATGGCGAGCTTCGATTCCTTTGCGCGAATTGCGGCGCGTTTTTCTGTTTGTTTTCGATCGCGCGTCATTCGTACTTGTAACCAAACGACTAGCAGTGCGAATACGCCCGATATGATTTCACTAAAATAGTTCATTTTTCTCCTCCTCGCATCTCAACCTATACAAACCAACGCCCATTGTGATACATTTCCTTACAGGGGGTGTTGTTATGTCAGAAATTAATCTATTTACCATAGAAAACGGGGTAGCTAAACTTGAATCAAAAAACGTTGCATTCGAGCGAGAACTTCAAGTTCTGATAGAAAAGAACATGCCTGCCTTTTTCGGCGTTACATTTCTCAAGTCTGAATTCCCTATAACAAATGGGCGCATGGACAGCCTAGGCATTGATGAAAACAACTGCCCGGTTATTTTTGAGTACAAGCGCAGTGTCAATGAAAACGTAATCAACCAAGGATTGTTTTATTTGGATTGGCTTTTGGACCATCGTGCGGATTTCAAACTTCTCGTGATGGAACACTTGGGGTCGGCCGCTGCTGACGGTATTGACTGGAGTATGCCCTGTGTGATTTGCATTGCAAGTGACTTCACTAAATTTGATCTCCATGCCGTGAACCAGATGCAGCGGAATATTAAGCTGGTCCGGTATAAGAAGTATGGGAATGATCTCCTATTGTTCGAGCACTTAAACGCTCCTCAGGTTCAAGCACTCCCTGATGAAGACAAATCGACCATAAAGCCAAATGGAAAACAAGATTTGCATCCCAACAGAAATTTTGCTTATTGTTATAAAAGTGCACCTCAGAGCATGAAGGACATTTTTGACAATATTCGCGATTATATCCTTTCATTAGGTGATGATGTTTCTGAAAATCAGCTGAAACTCTATGTTGCGTTTAAAAAAGTTAAGAACTTCGTTTGTGCTGAGATCTATAATCAAACAGTGTTGCTCCAGTTGAGACTCGATCCGTCAAGAGTAGAATTGACACCTGGATTCATTGAAGATGTTAGCAAGAAAGGCCATTGGGGCACGGGTGATATTCAAATAACGCTTCGGTCGATTTCTGATTATGAAAAAATACGAGGATTAATAGATCGAGCGTATAATGAGAACTGACCTAGAACAGCTTGCAGCGCCCGCTCTTATGCCAGTAACCGCTGCCGCTTTGATTGATCCCCTCCACAACAACGCCAACGTCGCGACCCTTATCGTGGATTACCTTGCCGGAGCCGAGATACAAGCCGATATGCGTCTCGTCCTCCGCGTTCGCAGCGCTATTTCGGAACAGCAAATCTCCGGCAATCAGCGCGTTACGGTCAACCGCGTCGCACAGTGCCCATAGTCCATCACAATCGCGGCGATCATCCCAGATCCCCGTCTCACGCATGAGCCAGGAGATAAAGCCCGAACAGTCGTGACCGAGCAGGTCGGCGAACCCGTATTTATACTGTTTCTCCCGGAACGCAATCGCCCGTGCATACTCTTCGTCCTTAGCTTGAATCGCGCTGTCAGATAGATTGGTCATCCCGCTGCCGCCCCATATGTACAGGTCGCCGATCCGCGTCAGTGCCAGCGCACAGATCGATTTCGCCTTATCCGACGGCGTCGCCTTCGTGATCGGTTCCGCTTCCGTCGCCGTGTCGCCAAACAACGCCGCCCACGTTTCCTCCCCGATAATCCCGTCGATGGTCAGCCCCGCTTGCGCTTGGAATCGCTTCACAGCCTCCAGCGTGTCCGAACCAAACGTTTTTCTGGTCACCGTCGTTATATGATCTCCATAGAAACCTAGCTCCAAGAGTTTCTGCTTACAAAAGAGCACGTCCTCGCCGGACGTGCCCTTTCGGATATTGCGCGTAAATTCCATCCGCTTCCTCCATTCCGAACCAAAAATATTTCACGATTTCTTCATGGTATTTTTTCTAAAACCTGATAAAATACAAGTACATCAAAGCTTGCATGGTATATACCAACTACCTGCCCAGGTATGTCCCAATCCCTAAAAAGATTCATACCATGCAAAATAGAAAGGCACTCTTTCCCCCGACTGAGTGCCTTTCGCATGGATAATTCGTTCTCGAAATCAGTATCCAGCTTAAATTGCATGGTTCATTCTCTGAGGTTCTCACTCCAATCCTTCCTTATTCTTAAATACATCGAACCATGCAATGAGAGGGCGCTCTGAAAGGGGCGCCCTGACTATATGATCCAGCCTTATTCGGTACTCTGTCAGATGAGAGTTTTTTTGTTAAGGCTCCGTCACCCGGAACCAGTCGCATCTGCCCTTATATGTCACCCCATTGGTGTTGTTCCTGAAATACCCGACACCGACGTGACTGATCGCGGACAGAAAGGTTGAGATTGTTTCTGTAAATACCTGCCACCAGAAGTCTCCGTCGAGCGACATGTCGAGATAATATGAGGTCCCCAGCTTACGGATTCTCACATAAACAAAGTTGGAGTCCCATCCGCCGTTCAGATAGGCATCGCTCGAGTAAGTTGTGTTGGAATTGAATTTGATCGCCTGCATACCGGAAGAGTTTTCCCTGCAGCATTTACCGAAAATGATTCGCTTGTTGTTGGTGCTGTTGTACAGGCAGATGCCAAAGCTGTAATAGTTTAGCTTCGCTCCACTGATCAGGATCTTGGCCGTTGCGGTAAAATCGCCCGCGGGAGCTGTCTGTACAAGAAGCCTTGTGTTATCGCCACTGGATAAAAGATCCATCGCTCCGTAAAAGCCGTTTTCCGTCCACGCGGATGACCCCTGATTGATCCATGACCATTTGCCATGCATGACCGTATCGGTAAACTCATCGTCCATCGCATGCGGCGCTGCCGGCGGCATGTCAATCGGATATTGATAGGATGCTCCGCTGCTACCTCCGCCGTTGGTCACGAATTCAAGACCACTTCCATCCGGCTTGACCGCTATGACCTTCGTTCCCTGCCCCAGGTAGCTGTTCGGCGTATCGGTCAGCACTAAAAAGTCATGCGTGTGGTCTGTTTCCGAATAAACGCCGGAATGCAGGTGGTTGACGTCCGCCTTCGCCGCAAGCATATTGTTTACTTCTGAATCGGAGTAACCACCGCTGCTGGATGGGGCTACTGACAAAACATCGGCAGCGCTGTACTGCGACATCCGCTCCACTTTCTGGTTGAGCCGGATCTCATGCTCCAGCATCAGGTCGTGCAGATCCAATGTATAGGACAATTCGCCGGTATCGTCGTCCTCGCTGACCGTGATTCCGCAAACTCTCAAAACACTATCAAAGCCAAGCTCATCGGCGCCTTCTGGCGCGATGTTCCATCCGATCCAGTCGCCGATTTGGTAGCTTTCAAAGGGCTTCATCCGGTTGCCCTTATCGTCGCAGAACTTTGTTACGGTTCCCTGAATCCCCCAAGTTGGGTAGGCGACCCGATTCAGATAGGACTGTCCGTATTCGCTGAGACCCTCCTGAATGTTGCTTGCGGATAAGTATCCTTCCCGTCTTCCGTAGGTTACCTGGCTGGCTGAATGTGAAGCAACCGCCAACAGTTTGTCTCCGCCTTCGACGAGCACTTCGTTGACCACACCTCTGGCATCGATCTGATTCTGGTGGCTGATCACCGCCTGCCCCGGTCGGTAAATCACCGTTTCGTGCAGATCCTCGCCTTTGGTTTTGTAAATCCGGAGCACGAGCTCGGGTGTCATTTCAATGTCGAAGTACCCAAGTCCATCGGTAAACTTCGTCGCTACCTCCAGGAGCGGGGTTCCGACGTGAAAGGACAAGTTGATGTTATCCGAAAACACATTCCCCAGGCTGTCCTGATCGTCCTCCCAGTCGACGGTCACGCCAACGAGTCCGCCCCTTGCCTGTGCTTCCAGGATCAGCGTTCTGAGTACCTTACTCGCCGTACCGAAAAACGGCCGATCCAGGACTGGCGTCCCCAGTTCCTCCGGATAGACAACAGCCCAGCTGAGCATGGAGAGAACGCCCCGTCCGCTGGCCTCTATAATCTGCTGTTCGCCGGAGTCCACGTAGTTTGGCTTTCTCGCCTCTATGATCCATTTGAACAGCGGATTGCCGTCGAGCTTCACCAGTACCAGATTGTCGTCGGCAATGGTATTGCTGTTTCCTCCGACGACATCATATCGACTGATCTTAAATCTTCCGCTACCGGGGTTGTTCCGTACCATCTGAAACGCCTTGCCCCATGCGCCATCCAACTGTTTGACCAGTACATTCGGATTTGCCCGGTCGCAGATGAAAAATTCAATGCCCACGTCGTCCGCGGGCAACCCAGCGTATACTTCAAAGCCAACGGAGTTGCTCACTTGAAGTATCGGTTCCGTCAGCATAACCTTGATCGGCCCCGTTTCCGCAGCAAGCGGGAGCTGGAAGGTGATCTCCGTCCATGACCATGCGATAACGTTGCACAGCAGATCGTTACTATAGACAAACCCGCCGTAGCTTCTCAGATAACGGTTGATGTTCCCAACATCCACCGCCGTATGCGTATATCCAAAGCCGCTGCCTTGTAGGGTTAAAACAGAGCCAGCCTGCCCTCTTGTTTCCGATATCGAGTCAATCTTCGGAAACGGAGGATCGTCGGTTACATTCAGCTCGGTGTAGAGCGTCCTGACCGCTTTCTGTCTTCCAAAAGCTCTATTCTCCAGGATATAAAGCGCCCACCTATTCCTTGGCTTTCCAAACCCGATATTTTCGAGAACGGAGAGTGTGCGTACCTCACGCTGCTGCCCGTACTGCCTGTTCTCCACCAGCGTGAAAAAACGCGGCAACGGAAATGGCCCACCCATGAGGTTGAAGGTGTTGGGTGTGCTCCAACCCGTGTCGATTCCAAGGGTTGCATTGACAGCCCTTGCTCGCCAGTACAGGAATCCGTCATATAAGTCATCCGGCTCAAACGTCGTCACCGCGCCGCAAGGCAGCGCCGACACCGAATTCGAACGGTAATTCCTGCCGCTGAACAACGTGGTCCGGTCGATCTCGATCGTCAGATTGGCTGCTGCTGAGGACACCCGTTGCATCTGCATGGTGAGCAGCGACGGCGTAACTTCGACGTTCGAAGTAGCCAGCTCCTGCCGGATCCACAGATACTTGCCGGTCATATCGTCGTTTTCGGCGATCACCGGGCATTGCGCGCCGTTGGTTGCAAGTGTATACGAAGACGGCGGCGTTTCGTCCGTCGTCAACGCGCAGCCGATCGTGACGCTCGTCCCATCAGGCATGTCGCCAAGCGTCCATTGCAGGATTTCGTCGCCATACGCCGTCCCGCTCAAGGAGATCGGACCGACTACTCTGTTGCCAGTGGCATAGTAATCAAGACCATACGGGACGCCTTCCAGCAACTCTACTTCGGACACCGACGTGTCGGTCCCGCTCTGGTTTGAGCTTATATTTAATCGATAGTACAGATACGAGGCAGGGCTTGATACCGTATACTCCTTGCGCTCGTTCATGCTCCAGGACGTCACGCCGGCCTGTGTATCCAACACTGTCCAGTTCGCGCCATCGTGACTGCCTTCCAACGTCCAATCCTTTGGGCTGTCGATCAGGTAGGAATCGTTTCTTGCACGGATCGAATAACCGGCTATGATCTTCGCTGCTGCCAGCGTCACCGAAAGAACGCCGGATGTCGCAGTCACACCCCAGCGGGTATTGTTATTATTGTCGAACGCACGCCAGCCCTCATACCCGGTTCCAAGGTTACCGCTGTCCGTTACCGTAACGCCGTCTGTGGTTCCCGCGGTCATGAGTGGAACGCAGTCTGCTCCGGGCGTGTACCCTTCCGGCGTTGAGTTGAGGTCCTTCTCGAGCTGCAGCCCTAAAAAACCAAATACATTTTCACGGGTGACAACGTGGGCGAGCGTACCGGCCGCGTCGAAAGCCGCTTTTGTGAGCTCTTCGTAGGTTCGCACCCATTTTGCCGACAAGGCCAGGCTGCTGGTCACCGATTCGTTCTGCGGCGTGATTAATCGAATTCTATCCGGCATATTGCCTCCTAATTACGACCAGCTTCCGATCGTTACCTCAAACCTCGGCGCTCTTGGCCCAAGCATCTGCGTGGGAGGCGGGATCGTATTCTTTATGATGATACTGCTGCTTGTCCCCTGCGGAGCAAGCGAGGTAATTGTAGCGCCGGTCACCCAGGTAACACCTTCATCCATGCTGAATGTGAAGTCAGTGTCAATCAACGAGAGTGTCAGGTTGTTGGCAATCTTCGTCGTGCTGCTGTTGCGCAGCTTGATCCTGTGTGTTACCGTAGTGCCTTCCGGCCGGTCGCCGAAATCCAGATCCCGGATAAACTCCGGATCGCCGGAAGCGTCGTCGTCTAAGAACAGTATGTCGTCCGGAATTTCGCCTTCCGCTTTCAAACCATAAATATGAAGCGCGTAGATATTGACATTCGAGTATTTGGCGGATTCATAACCACCGCTGTACCGTAATCGCAACACCTTAATGGCTTCGGAAAAAGTACACGGCTGAATGCCGTCTCTCCACTGGTCAGTGTCCATCATGATCTTAGGAATCGCGCCGTTTGGGAGCGTTGCGTTGAGCCAGGTGCCATCCAGCCCGTTGGTGCTGTCCGCGCTGCCTGCCACCGTGACGCCAGCGCCACTCAAACTGCCGAGGTTATGGAGCATACCCAACCCGGCAACGACATATTTCTCCGGTAGAAAAACCCAGACTGTCAACAGGCATGTCGCGCTGTAAACACTTTTCTGCATGACAACACTGACGTTGTCAATATTGTTCAATTCCGCCATTCGTTCGGTCGTCAGCGACGTTGTGATCTCGTTGACATCGTTCCCGTAGTAGACCGAACCGCCGCCTACGTCGTATTCAAATTTCCGTCCCGGTAAGGTTGGGTAGGGCATGTTCTAATCCTCCTAATAAAATGCGGGGTAATATTCCACTATAACGCTACCGCCGATCGTATCTGTTTCCAGTTCCATGCTGTTGTCTCCGGCGTCCAGTATCATCCAGTAGGCGTCGCCGCCATGCTTGACGATCGATATCATGTTTTCATCGCCCTGCAGGCAGGTGAAGTGTTTTGTGTCGAGTACGACGGATTCTCCGCTTAAAATCGTACCCAGATACTGTATCCAGATGCCATTGTTCCGGTTCCTCAGAACCGGATTGCTCAGAGGACCTTCCAGTGTAATGACCATCGCCGTCGCAGGCGCGGTGCCTTCATTGACGTGCGTCCATATAAGAGGAGAAGTCGTAACCGTCCTTTCGTCCGTGGTCATCCCCGTCCCGTAAAAGAACGGATCGGATAGTTCCAGCTCCAGGGCAAACTTGGCATACCCCGGGTTCTTCCGGACGAAATTGATATCTGAGCAAAGCTCGGCTTGCGCCAGCCGTGTTTCTCCGCTTCTCATGATCCGGCTCAGCGTATGAAGTCCCGGATTGCCGATGGCCGTCAGAAACGCGTCGATGTTACGATCCAGGTCGGTTCTGTCCGTTCCTTTGATCCACATGGAAAGGACGACCTTCCGGCTGTCGAACCGTTTCTTGATCCACCGGTTCCCATGTTGAAATGGCACTCGAAGGTCGCTTCCCCTGAACTTGGGAATTCCGATCCCTTCGATGACGGCTTCTACGTCCCACTTCCCTCTTGCGCTGAGCGTAAAGCCGTTAAAAATCCATTGTTCCTGCATGCCTCCTGCACCTCCTTTACGCTAAACCGTACGAGTGCTTCAGCAGCGTCGTTCGTATGCTGTCGGAAGCTGTTTCCGGTTTGGGATTGTTGACCACGATTTCGTATCTGTTTTCCACGTTTCCAGCCTGAGCGGCAGAAGCACGTTCATTTAAGGAGGATGGTGTCTTGGTAACGGCAGAAACGTCGATATTCAGGCCGTCAAACTTTGTTGGAATCGCCTTCTTCATATCCTCCTCAACGGATCTCATGGCGTCGGCGAAGCCTACCCCGAGTCCGAGACCCATGTTTCCACCGATCCCGGCAAATACCGTCGATGCGCTATGAACACCGAGCACGTTTTTTGCGCTATTGATCACATTCCGAAGCAGGTTCCCAATCTTATCCTGGATCCATTGGCCCATGGACTGGATCCCCTGCCACAAGCCCTGTATGATGTTCTTGCCTATCTGCACCACCGAAGAAATCGCATTGGAGAGCCCATTCACAATCGCGGAGTTGACGCGAGGCAGAGAAGAGCCTAGCTGTGGGATGGCTCCTACGATTCCCTGGATCAGAGCCATGATTACCCGCACGCCGGCGAACAGAATCTGCGGTAGGTTTTCAATCAAACATTCCACAATCGCCACGATCAACTGCGGTATTGCCTCGATCAGCACCGGAATTGCGTTGATGATCCCTTCGATCAGGCCGAGCAGGATCGACATGCCCGCTTCGATGACTTGATCCATATTCTCCAGCAGCGTCGTAACGATCAGAACGATCGCTTTCACAATTGCCGGGATCAGTTCCGGCAGCACGTCGCCAATCCCCTTTACGAGTGAAGCGATCATGAGCACGGCAGCTTCGACGAGTTTGGGCAGGTTGTCCAGAATCCCCTGCGCCAGCGCCAGCACCAGATCGAGCGCGCCTTCCGCGATGGCGGGAAGGGCTTCGATCAGGCCGTCCAGCAGTGAGACGCAGATGGTTTTGGCGCCCTCCACGATGATGTCCATGTTGTCGATCAAGGCACTGCCGATCGAAGTTACGATCTGCATGCCGACCTGTATGAATTGTGGCAAGCCCTGCATAAGAGCATTCACCGCGCCGCCGACCGTGTCCCCGATGACTTGGCTGATCTTTTTGAAATCTCCGCCCGCGTCCACCAGCCCTGCCGTAAACTGCCCCAGCAGCGACACACCGGAGTCCGCCAGAGTCTGCAACTGCGGCAGCAGCACCGTTCCTATCACGCGCTTTGCCGCAAGGGATCCTTGTTTCAAGCGCTGAACGGAATCGTCGAACTGACCGAGCTTTTCGATGCTCTCTTCGCTCAGCACCGCGCCCATGCGCTTCGCCTCCTCGGTCAACGCCGCGATTCCTTCACTTCCCTGCGCGATGAGCGGGTTGAGATCTTGCGCGCTTTTACCAAAGAGCTGCATAGCCAGCGCATCGCGCTCCGTTTCGTTCGATACATTCCCGAGCGCGTCTATGACCTCCCAGTAAACCGCTTCGCTGTCGCGCAGCGTTCCATCCGCATTGGTGACGCTGACGCCGAGCTCTTTGTACGCATCGGCGAATTTCGCACTTCCCTGCGAGGCGTTGCTCATGGATTTGATATTCTTCGCCATGGAGCTCGTCATTGTTTCCAGCGATACGTCGACCAGTTCGGCAGCGTAGGAATACGCCTGCAGTTTCTCTACGCTCATACCGGTGATGCTGCTTTGGGTCAGCATTTCATCCGCATATGCCGCGGCGTCTACCGTCGTTTTGAGCAGCGCGGTTCCCGCCGCGATGGCCGCCGTACCAATCGCCACTAGACCTATGGCAAGTGCGCGTCCAATCGTTTTCAGTGTATCGCCAAGTTTGCGAAACCGCTCCCTTGCGTCGTCGGCTTTGTTCGCCGCTTCCTTGACTTCGTCCCCAAATCCATCCGCTTTCTTTTCTGCGTCCTGAAATTCGTCGCCAACGCCGTCGATGGCTTTTTCGTTATCCTTGAGCTCGCGCTCCATGTTGTTCAGCTGGGCCTGCGCGTTATTCAGCTGAACCGTCCATTGCTTCGTTCGCTGATCGTTCTCGCCGAACGATTCCGCGGAATTTTCCAGCGCGCGCCGCAACAACTCGATCTTCTCCTTCTGTTCGGCGATCTGGCGGGTCAATACCTCGTTTCGGGAGGTGAGCGCAGACACGCTGCGATCCTGCTTGTCGAACTGCGATTCGACAAGCTTCATCTCGGAACCGAGTACTTTAAACTGCTGGTTGATATCTTTCAATGCGGCCTTGAACTCGCGTTCGCCTTCGATACCGATCTTGAGGCCAAAATCGTCCGCCATATACTCGACTCCTTTTCAAGAAAATGCGCAAAAAAAGAACGGCCCGCAGGTCGTTCTTTTGACGCGTTTTTGATCAGTTAAATCAGGATATCCGCTTGAAGCAGCTGCAACGCTTGTTTGTATTTTTCTATCCGCTTCAAGTCTTCTTCCTTCACTTCAGCCAATCTTGTCAGATCCGCGTTGTGCCGTAAATCCGCAATCTTGACTTTTACGGCGATCGGATCCGTACGGAGTTTCTGGACATACTCCAAATAGGGTACGGATTCGTCGTGGCATAACAGGGTTAACGCTTCGATCTGCCGGTCGGTGATTCCCCATTGTCGCAGGTCGTTCACCGTCATTTCGGTGTCTTCCAGTACGTCATGCAGCAGTGCGACGACGCATTCGTCCTCGGTCTCCATGGATTCCGCGACGTGCAACGGATGCGTAGCATACGGAAGTCCGCCTTTGTCATATTGACCCCGGTGTGCATCCAGGGCGAGCTGAATCGCAATTTTCGTTATTGGTGTGTAGATCATGAATCGTTCCTTTGTACCTTATATGATATGGATCCCTTATCAATATGCCTTTTTCGTTGCCGCAATCACTTCAGCAACTACAACCAGCACCATTGCCGTAATTGTGGTAATAATAACAGCCGGATACATACCATTAAACCCTGCTGTGGAAACATGCTTGATAACAATGCCGGCATATGCCCACAGGATCACAAGTCCGTAAGGATAGTCCTTATTGCGCAAGATGGTAATGATACCGATGATTGCGCCGATTGCGATGATAACAACCGCCCAGACGGTTTGAGACAGTCCAAATCCGTTCCAACCCACACTCACTAAAAGCGTCGTCATGTTCGCGATGGTTGCAACGGTGATCCAGCCGAAGTATATGCTGAATGGCAACTTGACGAAAGCTTTTTCTGTCATGCTTGGCGTTTCTTTTCGAATCGCACTGACAATGATCGCGAGGCAGACGAGGATGATAAGCATCAGTATCATCGACAAGGAGATAATCCTGTAGTGCCATGTGAAAATCCATACCGTATTCGCGATCGATGATATGGAGAAGACCACGCCGACTTTGTTCATGAGCGAGTCGCTCATGCTCCTGTTCTTTTTGAAAAGCCCGAGCTGAAAGATCGTGTACAATGCCAGCAGCAAATAGATAAGGCCCCAGATCGCAAAGGTGATGCCCGCGGGTGCAAACAGGTTAGGGTATGAATCCGATACAGCGCCTGTACCAATGCCGTTGATGGGAAGTATGTTTGCCAGCGCATTCACAACAACCATGAGGAGAAAGGTTACGACAACCAACGCCTTAATCGTCTTCTTCATGTATATACCCCCTTTTTGAAGTCATTATAGCACACCTCTCGGGGGTTTCATGCGTGTTGCGCGAAGAATCTATTGGAACGATGGTACAACATCTTCGATGTAATATTCCACCTTTGCTTTCGCCATGCCATGATACTGCTGATACACTTCCCACTGGTCGAGCAGAGCGCCAAGTGGCATGAGCCAGACTTCGCGCTCCGACCGGCCTAGCAGAGTTACACCATAAAAGAGCAGCCGGACGAACGTTTCCTCATCGCTCACCCGGCTGATGCGTTTTTTTCCGGCTCCGGCTCGCTTTCCACAAATCGTTTTGTGCCTTTGAACATCGATTCCATGATCGCATTTTTATATTCCACCAAATCCGTCGGCGTGGTCAGAAGCTCGATCGCCTCTTCGGTCAACAGCTCCCGTTTATCCTCCGGATGCTGGAAGTTGTGAATCAGGATGCTCTGGTTCGCCAGGAGCGTGATCAACCAGATCAGCTCATCCAAAGCGTTCTCGAAGTTCTCCGCTTTCATGAGCTTGTCACCGAGGCTCGCGAGACCGCCGTAACGCTTCGCGATCTCCTTTGTCGCACGAGTGGTCAGAACCAGTTCATATACCCTGTCACCAATTGTAATCTCCGCGGCGCGTTCGTTCTCCATATACCGCCTCCGTTATTCTACCGCCGCGGCAAACGTCGGCTCGTATACCGCCGTATACCATCCGGTAATCGTCGCCGCCGGTACGCTTGCGTCGTCTTCGTTCACTTCGGACTTCCAGGGGTGCTTACCCTGTCCGTCGATCTTGTTGCGTCGGAAAATCGTTCCTTCGACCGTCGGCGTGTTGAAGCTGATGCTGTCGCCCTTCGTAGCGAGGTTCGTAGCCGGGATACCGAAGATCACGCGGTAAAGCCAGAAGTATCGGTATTTTCCATTGCTTTTCTTCGCGCGGAACCCCACCGCTACCGGCGAAGGCATGCCTTCACCCTGCGAGATCACCACGCCGTTATCATCGATTACAGCACCAACCAAATCGCCCGCGACCGCCGCGCCGATGTCGTTGATCCCAAGCGACAGTTTTCCGCTCTTAAATTCCTTTACAACCTCCGCAGCGGAATCGTCGGCAAACAGCGTCGCTTCGTTCAGTTCGATTTCCAAATCCGCTGAAATCGCCTTTGCCAGCATCTGTGGCGTGGCGTATGTTTCATCTCCAGTTGCGCTCTCCGTTATTTTGGAATAATACAGCCGGTCCAAACCCACTGTAGCCATTCAGTTTTCCTCCGTTTCTTTCGCGACATCGATCGCGATGTGAAAATACCCAGTATCATCCTCTCGCCCTATGAACCGTCGGTCGGTTACAACAAATCCTGCCGTCAGCATCGTGCGGACGAGGAGGTCTTTCTTATGCGTGTAGTTTTTCTTTGAGAAGAACGACAGACGCGCTTCTTCGATGTTCATGCCGGGTGTGTCGTCCGAAAACAGCGCGAAGTGCTCTGAGATCGGCGAAATCACGATATACTCATCCGGCGCGGTGGCAGAAAAAACGCCGGTTTCCACAGGAAGTCCGGCGCTCTCAACGATTGTATTCAGTTCTTCCAGCATACTCACGGGAGATTCAGCTCCTCCTTCAGTACGGACTGCATTGCCTCGATACAAGGGGTTTGGCTTGATGATTTTGTCCTCTTCAGAAACGGTTTTGGCGGCTGACCGTGCTAGCCGTACTCGAGCAAGTTGGCGAGCATAGCGTTGCTCACATCGCCGCGCCCTTCCGAGAATCCGACCTTGACGTCGTAATCGCCACCGTCGTTCACCTTTACGGGCGAGACACCCAGCGCTGCCAACAGTTTTCCGGTAGAGCGAGATTTATACTTCGTACCCCGTCCTATCGACGAGTCCAAATTTGCCCGCATCTTATCGAACACGACCTTGCCGCCGGCCTCAAGGGCTTTGGGTATCGCCGAATCGGTTTTTTCCGCAACCTTGGCTAGTTGATCCATGAGAACCGTCGGCATTTTGATCGTTACCCTAGCCACGAGTTGGCGCCTCCTTCTTTGCCAGAACTTCGAGATACATTCCACGTCCTTTCACATTCTCAACCGACGTGATCTCGAACCGCTCATCGTCGCAGAGCAGTACATGCTCGGTCGTGATCCGCAACCCGGGAATCACGCGGAACCGAAACAGGTCAGTTGCCTCGGAGAAAGCGGCGCGGTTGACCCATTTCTGGGAACCGTGCCGCCCTTCTCGGTAAGCATATCTAGAAGCGAGGATGATATCCGTTTTCGTCGCAAACCCTTCCGCGTCCTTTGCGATCGCTTCCATCACGATTGAGATGCGCAGGTTCATTTTGCCAAAGCTCACGAACCCACCTTCCAATCCCGATCTAGCCGGAGTAGCGTGTTTACCGTATTCCATACCTGTTGCCCGGCTTGCACGTTGTCCGCGAAGAAACCGCCCGTACTGCCGTCCCGGCTCTCGTATAGATGAGACGCGAGCATGATCACTGCCTGTTCGGTCGTTGGAGGCATAGCCGCCGCCTCGTATGTTCCGGTGGTCAGGTGCTGATAGCTCTCTGCGTAGGATACAGCGGCATCGATCAAGCGCTGCAACAATTCGTCGTCCACATCGTGCTCGAGAATCAGATTCGCTTTGGCCTTACTTAGCAGTGTCGACATCTTCTTACGACTCGCCCGATTCGTCTACCGCCATGATCCCGGCAGCCTTAAGGGCGGCGAGCAACGTATTGAACTCAGTGACGAGTCCAGCCAGTTCCGTCGCCGTACTAACTGCCTGGTTCGTCGCAAGCAGCACGCCGCCAAGCGTATCCGCATCTGCCGCGGGGAGTGTATACGGCGGGATGTAGAGCTTGCGATCTTCTCCGATCTTTGCTTCGACGGTATCTGTTTCCGTTTTCACCGCCGCAAGCACACCGCCGAGCGTTTCTTCCGTTGCCACAGATACCGTAGCCGGAGGAAGCCCCGTCACAGAGGCCCCCTCCAGAATCTCCAGCGATCCGCCGATCACCAGTCGGTCGCCGCCCTGCGCCATATAGTTCTTAGCGTTATACTCCATATCCATCCCTCTTACGCCTTCTGCTGCAGGATTTTGATTGCTTCTGGCAGGATAAGCTTGCCATCAAGGCGCTGGGAAGCGAGGAAGCCGACCTGACCGGTGGTCGCGTACAGCTCGTTCAGGCGTTTGAAGGTGCGTCCCTGACGATCGGCGATCCAGTAGTAGGAGAAGTCGCCGAACGCGATGGACTTATTGCCCGCGCTGACTCCCGGCATGAACTCGCTGGTCACGATACGGTGGCCAAGGATCGTATCCGGCGCGTTTTCCGTGATACCCGGGCGCCAAAGGTACTGACCATCGCCGTCCTTGAGCTTCCGAAGCAGCTTGACCGTTGTGTCGTTGAGTACGAACACCGCGCTCTTGCGGTACGGCGCGCGGAGCGAGTATACGAGGTCGATCAGCTCGTCTCCTGTGATCGCGGCGGTGCCTGCCGTGGTGACCCCGACTTCCGCGCCGCCAGTGGTGTGGAGAATACCGATGGGTTTGCTCACACCGTTGCCGTTGAGGAACGCGTCCTCTTCTTTGTCGCCAATGCGTTTGCCGAACTGTTCCGAAACATACCCTTCGATATCGAAGATGCTGTCGGAGAGCAGTTCTTCCGATACCTTGATCATTGTTGCGAGCTTATACGCGCCAAGGACGACCTGCGAGAAGCTGTCATCCGACAGCGGGTAGGTACCTTCTTCGTCAACCCAGTCTGCCGTACCCTTCGACGCCACCACGGGTATCTTTCGATCGCCATAGCTGGTTTGGATGACATGACAGAGAGGACGCAGCACGTTCGCTTCCGTCAGTTTCTGCACCAGTGTGCGCTCAAACTCGTCGGGAACGAGGTATCCGCCCTCGCTGTCGGTGCCCTCCTGAAGCGCGTTCAGGATCTCCGTCCGAGGATTCTTAGATCGGATTGCGTTCCAGAACGCCTTCTTATACTCGGCGGTCGCGCGACCCGTCTTTTGTTCCGTATTGGTTTGAGCGGGTTTACTGGTCAGCGGATCGGCGGTGGGCTTATTGAGTTCCGCATCCAGAGCCGCCTGACGTTCAAGACGCTCGACTTCTTTACCGAGTGCGACTACCTCGGCTTCCATCTTTTCATATGCGCCCGCATCCTCGGTGGAGAGCAAGCCGTCCGCGCCGCGTTTGACGTCTAGAAACGCCTTTGCGGCGTCCCATTTCTTCGCGCGGTTCTCGCGCAGTTGTAAAATCGTATTCATTCGTTTCCTCCTAGTGTGAAATCAAAGAGAGCCGCTGATAAAGCGGCTCCGCGGGGTATTTCGGTTCGGATTCCTCCGTCGGAGGCGTCTCCTCCGCAGCAGGCGATTTGCTTTCTTGTTTTCGTTGCACCTTATTGAGTAGCGAGTTGGTGACCGCGCGGCGGGAGAAGCTGAATACAACGTCATCGTGCTTCGGCTGTTTTTTCTCGTCCTCCAGCACGCCATCCGCGAAACCAAGCTCAATCGCTTTGTTCGCGTTCATCCACGTTTCCGCATCCATGAGGTGCGCGAGTTTCGCGCGGGACATTCCCGTCTTCAACTCATATGCGTTGACGATGCTTTCCTTCACCTCGTCCAGCATGGCGATGGCTTTCTGCATTTCTTCCGAGTCGCCGATAGCCACTGTCAGCGGATTGTGAATCATGAGCAAGCTCGTCGGCGCCATGAGCACCTCGGTGCCCGCCATGGCGATAACCGACGCGGCGCTGGCAGCGATGCCGTCGATTTTCACCGTGATATGCCCCTTGTAGTCCATGAGCATGGTGTAAATCTGGCTCGCAGCTACACAATCCCCGCCCGGGCTGTTGATCCAAACAACAACGTCACCCGTTCCGGCGTTCAGTTCGTCCCTGAACATCCTTGGGGTGACATCGTCTTCGAACCAGCTTTCTTCGGCGATCGTGCCGTTCAATGTCAATGTTCGGGTACTGTCCTCGTTTCGCACCCAATTCCAGACTCGTTTAATCAAGCGGAATCCTCCTTCTTGTATTGTGTCCCTGCGAACACCCCCGCGTCCTCCAGCTTTGTCATGGCTCCGTTGATCAGATACAGATCACCACCAAGATCCGGCGCGATGCGATCGAGATTCTCCAGTTCGCGGATGTAGATCGGAAGAGCACACGTCTGAACTCCAGTCACTCCGCGAAATCTCGT